CGAGGGGATGGTTGATCAGTTCGGCCACTTCAAGGATCAATTTGGAAACGAAATTGCTCTGACCAAAGGAAACCGGAGGCTCCTGGTCAGGTTGGTCGATGGCCCATTCTATGCAGATGGCGGCCGTGAGGAACCCACCTTGGACTCTCGGGTCTTAATTTCAAAACTAAAAGAGGTGGGCTTTGAAAAACTGGTATGGGAACCCATGCTTACCACACCCAATGGACTCGTGTCTGATTTGTACTCAAAATTCGTTTTCAAAAAGATCTCACTAGAGTAGTAGATGGACGCCGAGGTGATTTTGGCAGCAGGACTTTTCAAGGTCCTGATCATGATAGCCGCGTTATTCAACAAGGAACCTGAAATGCTCACGGACCTCAAAAAGAGGTACTGGGACATGCTCGACATTCTCAGGGAGACCAAGGACCCCATGTGGATCCCGGTGCTCAAGCCGTCCATTATAACGGGTATCAAGGGTAAAAAGGATGGCGTCATTGGTTCGAACGTCAATAAGGGATACGAGATTTACATCTGCCTGGATGGAGGCGATGTAAACTCGGCGATGTACGTGCTGATCCACGAGGTCGCACACATGTCGGTGCCCGAGTACGATCACACGGACAAATTTTGGGAGAATTTCAAGAAGCTTAAGATGATCTGCATAGACAAGGGTATCTATGAAGCCAAGGGTGAACGCAAGTACTGTGGGGAGGTGATTAGAGACTGAGACCAAGAGAGCGCCGTAGGCGCTCCTCCTTGAGATCCACGGGGTACTAAGGCTGAGGTCCTGCGGACCTCCCCTTAGGCCTTCTCAGCCAGGAACTGCTTGGCGAAGTAGAACACGATGGCGGCCACCAGAGCCGACACAGCCATACCCGTCAGAGACAGGTCGCCGCCTTCACCTGTGAACTTGGGGACCATCGAGTCTAGCTTGCCCTGAACGGGCTTGGAGAATGCAATCACTGCAGCCAGACCAGCAATGGCCGCCGTGAACTGCTCATCAGTCATACCGAACGGGTTCTTGGAAGAGCCCTTGGACTCTGACTTGCGTGCCGTTTTCTTGTTGCCCTGAGTAGGCATGGGCGGACCCATAACCTCATCCTGAATCATGCCACCGGGGCCCTGCATAACCTCCTCAATCGAAGTGGAGAAGTCGGCCATTTGAGATTCGTCAACGTTTTTTTCCGGCGCGAACTTCAACAGTCCGGTCGGTGGACCTTCCTGCTTCGGGTCCTCGATAGGCGTGGACATGGTGTCGGCCCCGTTAGGATCGTACGAGTTCATTGAATTTTAAGAGGAAATTCATTTGGCCTTTTTTACAACAAGTGTGGTCGAGCCACGGGGGCGAGGCGCCGCCTGTGCAGGCCCCGCCTGGGCCGCCCGGGGGTTATAGAAGCGCTGGTGATACTGCCAGAACGCCGCACCGCCGACCCGGAAGTTTCGGCGAACAGGCGCCTTGTACCAGAAGACGCAATCGGTAACCTTGTTGGACTTGGCCGTGTTGTCGAGGACGAGGCACTCGTAGTTCTCGGTGCAAGCGTCCATGACCTGTCCGAACATGTCGTACGTAGGAAACACGCCAAAGAACGCCTTGTAGAGGTTCTCACGGTTCTGGCGGACGTTGTCTCTCAGGGCAAAAACGTAATCAACGTTCGTGCGGATCATGGGCGTCATATCCATACAGTACTGAGTCGTCATCATGAAGAAGATCTTCCAGTGGCGGCCGTTCATGAAGAGCTGGCGGATGCACGTGTCGCGCATGAAGGACCGGTCATACATGCAGTCGTCCATAAGCAAGAAGACGGCCGGGGTCCGGTCTTTACCCATGACCTTCACCAGACGCTTCTGGCGCTCTATGAGCTTTTCGAGAGCCTCCTTGTTGTAGTCTCCATAGACGAACAGGTCAGGAATGAACTGCTTGTAGTGCCCGTTACCATCTTCCGTGCCCGACATGGCGATCCCGGCGGCCAAGTGCTTCTTGTGCCACAGAATGTCCGTGACGAGAGTCGATTTGCCTGTTCCACGCTTACCGATGAAAACGCAAACCTTGTCGTCCCCCATAGTGCTCGGGTCGAATTTCTTGAGCTGAAGGCTCATCCTGTAATTGGGCGGCCTTTTTTGAGTTGTGCTGGAGCGCACGGAAAACAATGTTTTCCTTTACTAGAGATGTCGGCTGGATATATTCAGCTGGCAGCGATTGGGCAACAGGATGCCTACCTCACAGGCGAGCCCCAAGTGACGTACTTCTTGGGCGTGTACCGCCGGCACACACCTTTCGTCCTCGAAGCTTACGACATCCCATTTTTGGATCAAAAAATCTCTTACAATCGGAATCACATCTGTCGCATCCCTCCGAAGGGCGACCTGGTCAGATCTCTCATGCTCAAGGTGACCCTCCCGGCTCTCAAGACGAGCGGGACTGACTGGTACTGGCCGATTGCACCTAGCGTGTCCAACGCTGCTACTCTTGTTTTCAATGGAAATTACACCCTGTCTAATGTCGCCCCCTTTTCAGGTATTGATTGGTACTCGACTTTCAACCAGACGAACTGGCTGAACGGTTCAGGAACGGCTGGAGTTTTCAAACCCAATGTAGCATACATAGCCGGGACCAACAAATTCGCCTTTTCGAACGTGACCAACGTATGGGTCCTGACATATACCGCAGGTCAAACGAACGTGGGCGTCTTCTGGGGACTTGATCCGCGATTCGCTAATGGTCAGGTGACGGCCGGTGGCGATACGTACTACATATACAATGTGGGTCCGGCGGGGCGCGTGTCGGATTTCACGCTCGAGCAGGCTGGGTGGTTGCGCAACCCGGGTACTGGATTGCCCGACCCACCAGCTAGACCTGGTCTGTTTTTGAATCTAAATCAGTCCTTGCCTGCTCCCGCATCTGGTTATATCAACTTCGGTTCACCTGGCGGCATCTCGAGATGGACCAATTACGATTCGACCCCTCTATTCTCGGTGACTTCCGGTGGTCGGATTCACTTCACGGAGACTGGACTGTACATCATGCGTGTAGGCCTCGGAATGGACTCGGGATCCGTGTCCAACGTCGCGTGGGGAAGTTCTGAGGGCGATGGCGTACCAGCGCCAGTCAATTTCACGTATTCATACCCATGGCGCGTGGCCCCCAATCCCTCGACACCCACCGTTTTCCCTATGAACATTACGGACACAAATTCTAACATCTACGTGTACGCCTCGGGCACGGGTTCGAATTTCGTCGCTAATTCTTACGTCTCAATCAACAAGGCTGATTACTACATGTCCATTAGCTCGCCTTACGGCCCGGGCGTCGCCTTGCCCTCGACCGGCTCGGCGACCATCCCTTTCTATTCGAACATAGTGAACACCGGGTCGGGTTTTGCAACCTTCGCAACGGACGGTTCGAACAAGTTCGTGATCAACAACACGGGTCAGCTGCTCGTGACCGGCACGATCTACATGGAGTCGAACTACGTCTCGAACGTTCAGTTGATGGAGGGGGCAAATACCCTCTACACGTACGACATGTCGGCTCAGGGTCGCGACCCGACATTCACTTTTTCGATGCCCGTGAATGCGACTGACGTGGACCGGCTTTACTACGTAAATGTCGCGACCGCCAACAACTTGACCACGTCTCAGAACTTTCCGAGCGTGACGCCGACCGGCGCGGGCTCCACACGTCAATGGACCGTCCAGACGCATCTTGGCCAATTCCTCATGAACGCGAGTACTGAGAGCTCGACGCAGGCGGCATGGAAAGGGTTCAAGGCGGGTGATTACTGGCAGGCGTCCACTCCGGGTCTATATTCGACCTCAGGCCCGTCTTTCAGTTACTTGGGTGGAGTTTCGACCGCCGCGCCCGTGACGACCATCAACGGCGAGTGGTTGGAGTTGGGTTCACCGGTCAATATAATCCTCACTTCGGTGAAGATAACCTCGCCAAGTGCTGACCTGGCTCCAGGTGAGTGCTACATTCTGGGCAATAGCGTCGACACCAACTCCGGATGGACAATTCTCAACGGCCCCACGACCCTCACCAGTGTGAATCAGACCGTCACGGTTTCTGGTGCGAGTGAATTCAGGTGGTTCCGGGTCGTGTTCACTAAAGCCCTAAACGGCACCGCCGGGACGAAACCAGCTGTGAACTTGGTCTTGACGGGTAGGGCCAGGGCGACGGTAATGCTCAATAATAGCTTTTTTATAGTTAGTCAAATTGGTCTGGCTAGCGGTAGTGCTGCCGCTAGCATCGTTTTGCCTTACAACGGCATCATGTTGCGACCGAGCACGACGACCCTCAAATCTCCACTCGAAATTACGACAGATTTCACGACCCTAGGTAACGTGTTCAATATCTCGAACATCACGACGACCAATACCCTGATTTTCAGCAACGTCGGAATGTACACGGTAACGGGCGCAATTTGCACAGCAGACCAAGTCACCTCCGTGACGGTGTCCGATTCTCTAGGTGGTAATGTGACTTATCCCATTTCACTCGGCATGCTCCCGCCCTATACGATCAATTTGCCTTTTAGGGTTGAAAATACGGACGCCCAGTACTCCATCAGCCTTACGACGAACGGGATCACCGTCGCACCCAATCTCTTTTCGAACACCTTCTTGGCCGTATACCCCCTTTCTTCCAACGCGTCGACCGCAACGAGTTTCAATTACTACGACTCTGTCGCAACCTTGGTCGTGAAATCGGCCGAACTCAAGATTGGTGGCCAAAGCATCGAGACGCTCACGGGGGAATACATAGAGCTATGGAATGACCTGAACGTCACTTATGAAAATCAACCGGCTCTCAAACTCCTAACAGGCAAGGGTGACACGGCGACCCAGATTATCGCCGCCCGAACATACTACATCAATTTGCCCTTTTATTTCTTCAACCGACCTGAACTTGCCATCCCGCTCGTGTCTCTGGGCCGCCAAGATGTTGAGATCCACGTGAATTTCAATGCATTTTCGAATTTGACCGCGATAACGGGTATAGTCAATCCGACGCTCGATGCGACTATCATCACCGAGTACGTATACCTTTCTGAACCAGAGATCAATTGGTTTCGTAATAACCGCGTCGAGCAGGTCATACTCCAGCGCCAGTACGCGTCGTTCCTACTTCCGGCCAACTTCACCTCGGGCGTGTTCAACCTCGATTTTAGAAATCCAATCCGCGAGATGTTCTTCGTGATTCAGGTTGACGGGACTCTTCCTTATGATTATAGCGGAAATGGTCTTCAGAGTATAGGTCTGAGCTTCAATGGATATAACGCCATGAGCACAGCCGCGAACGATGCAGTGGCCCTTGGAGCCCTCGAGCCTTTCAATCACCATCCCAACTTTCCGACGCGCCCCTTCTACATGCATTCATTCTGTGCGAATCCAAGCAATCCAGCGCCGTCCGGCTATGTGAACTTTAGTCGAATCAAACAGGTTCTCTTGACCGTGAATACCGACGCCAACGCTCTCGCCAAGCAATTAAGACTGGCCTTCGTGAGTCATAACGTGTTGCGGTTCGAAAACGGCCTAGCCGGCCTCATGTTCAATTCGGGCTAAATAAGTTCTTCCCTTTTATTAGGAATGGCCGCTCGAGCCAGTTTAGCCGCCCTAGGCAAGGAGGACGTGATCCTGAGCGGTGAGCCCGAAGTGACGTACTTCGTCGAGCGATACAAGGGTCACACTCCATTCGCTCAGCGTGTCGACCCGGTCAATTTTCAGGCAGATTACGTGTACTTGGGTGCCGAGTCCTACGCGATCCTGCCTCGTTCAGGTGATCTCATTTCAAAAATGTATCTCAAAATTAATTTCCCCGTTGATCAACTCGGCTCATCGGTGTTTCGTGATTCGGTCGGGACACTCATGATCGACTACGTGGAGCTTTATATAGGGTCCCGCCTCGTGGAGCGCTTCTGGGGTGAGTTCTTGGCTCTCAAATGGGACCTCGAGGTGCCTCAGGCCAAACAGGGAGCACTGACGGGCCTCATAGGCAAAGGGACGCGAGCGGCCGCTTCGAGCTACACGGTGCCTTTACCATTTTCGATCCTAAAAAAGGGCCTGCCGATCTGTGCATTTCAGGAGGACGTCACGGTCCGGCTAGGCCTCCATCCTTCGACCGTCTTCACTTCCCCGGCCATATCAATCTCGCCACAACTCGACGTAGAACTC